TGGCTTTCCTGCCCTCGCCCCTCGCCCCGCCCATACGGAAAGCTGGATTCGGCAGGGGAGAGGGCCGCCCTATTCCTTGAAAGGACTCTGCAAACGACAATCTCCGGCAAAAAATTCCGGCGCAAACGCTTATTATGTATCCCATCACATAATAGGCTTTGCGGAGGAACAAATATGATTTTCTATTTGGGAGGAAACCAGATGATCATCAAAAAACTAACGGTGATGAAACTACACGGGCTATATGACTACACCGTCCGCTTCCATGATGATTTGACCTTTCTCTACGGTGAAAACGGCTGCGGAAAAACGACTATTCTCAATATTATTTCCTCGATCGTCACAGGGGAGCTGTATAGTCTTTCCAGCTATCGGTTCGATACGATCACACTGGCATACTACGATCCGTCGGCAAGGCGGTCCCATACGCTGCACATCAAGTCTGAGGATAACGAATACCTTCTCCGTCTGAATCCGCAGGGAAAAGAGGAACGGATCCCGCTGCTCGTGGTCGATCCCGATTATTCCGAGAACAATAGTATTTCCTCTCTGCGGCAAAAGTATATGAGGAGCTATGAGTTTCCGCAGCTCCTGCGCAGCACCTTTTCATATCTCTATCTGCCCCTGAGCCGTTATTTTCAAGGGGAAACCGGCATGGGCAATACGCTCTCGCGCTATAGGTATGCTTCCTATGCAGAGAGAGAGTTTGTCGGTGGAAACTACCTGAACGATTCTCTGAGCGTCGTCCGCGATCTGATCCGGAGATCACGTCTTCGGATCAGCGCAAAGGAAAACGATCTGGATGCGGAATTCAGAAATGCCGTCCTTTCTTCGGCTTTGAAAATCGCAAGCAGCAGCTACGATATTAAAAATCTGATGGAATCCGTCGCCGATGAGGAGAGCTTAAAAAAGATCGAGCAGGGGCGCGAAAAGTATATTGAGATGCTGGAGTCTATCGATGAATACGATTCCACGATGCAGGAGAGCATCCAGAACTTCTTCTCCAAGTATGAAGGCCTGTTTCAGAGGACCCAGCGTACTAAAAAGGAACAGGGCCGCATGGAGTTGACCGTTGAACTCCTGTTAATGTCAAAAGAATTTGACCGAATGATGGAAGTCGCCTCTATTGCACAGGGCTTTGAAAAGAAAAAAGAGCAGGTCCGAGAGCCTCTCTTCATCTTCCATTCTACCATCAACCGTTTCTTTCGCTACAACGCGGGGGAAAAGCGGGTATCCATCGGCAATGACGGAAAGCTCACCGTCATGGATTCACAGGCCGATCGTACCGTGCGTCTGAGTCAGCTTTCCTCCGGCGAAAAGCAGCTTCTGATCATCTTCTCTTTCTTGCTGTTCGGTCTGTCCTCCGATGAACACGGAATTTACATTATTGATGAGCCGGAGGCTTCTCTGCACTTGGCATGGCAGAAGATTTTTGTCGAATCCATTCGGGAGGCAAAGCCCTCCCTCCAGCTGATCCTTGCAACGCATTCTCCCGAGATCATCGGTCGGTATGCGGACCGCGCCGTTCGCCTTCAAAAGAAGATCAACCCGTCGCCCGCGTCTGAGGAGGATGTCTTCGATGAGTAAAGCAGATGGCAGACCGGCTTATTCTGAGCACGGGTTGGAAAACCGTCCGCTCTTTTTCGCCGGCTGTAACAACGTCAATATCTATGTCGAAGACACGGATAAAGAGTATGTGTACGAGCAGATCCTGGAGCGCCTGTTTGAGAACGGGCTTCGGTTTCAGTCCATTTTCCCCCTGAACGGAAAGCAGGCCGTGCTCGCCAGATGCCGGATCAACGGTGCGTATGAGCCTGACGGAACGCCCAATATTTATATCGTTGACGGTGACTTCGACAACCTGTGGGACGAGCAAAAAGAAAATCTTCCCGGTCTGATCTACTTGACCCGCTACAACATCGAGAGCTATTATTGTTGCGAAGATGCTGTGATCTCGTGTTTGCGTATGCGCCTGTGTTGTAGGCGAGACCAGGTGGAAGCCATCCTCCATTATCGTGAATGGGAGGATCGGTTCTTTGAGGAGGCAGCCCCCCTGTTTATCCTGTTTGCTCTAGTAAAAAAGAACCTTCCGAAAAATCCCAATGTAAGTATCTCGGTCAAGCGTTTTTTAGATCAATGCGGTCATACCAAAGCAGAGGAAGCCGAAACATACCAGCAGGAGATTATTGCCTCGCTCGGAGATATTGCTCCGTACATCGAAGCAGTCGAGGCTCAAATAGCGCACCGCTTCGCCGGTACCCGGAAAGAACAGCTGCAAGCCCTGATATGCGGAAAATATGAATTAACCAGTCTGTGCCGGCATATTCGCACGGTTTTTGGAATAAAAAAGCTCAGTGATGCGGATTTTCAAAGGCAGATGATCCTGCTCTTTGATCTTGCACCGCTTGCCTTCCTGCGAGACTTCATTCAAGCGCAAATGCGTCATGCAGAGGTGCCGGGCGAAGGAATCGCATAGCCTAAAGGAAACACGGAAAAGGCCCGGCTGAGACTGGGCCTTTTATAAACCGAAAGCTGCGGCAAAAGCGTTTTGCCGCAGCTCCTTTTTTATGAACGACTGCCGGTCAGCAGTCCCTGCATCAGCTTCTTCTCCGCCTCGCTCAGTCTCGGGTAGTCCCTCAGTACGGCGTCCAACTTCTCGCCCGCATCCACACGGCGTTTGACCACGCGAAGCAAAAGCTTCAGTCTCAGCGTCATTCGTCCTCACCTCCGTACAACAGCTCCGCTACGAGAGCCTCCAGCTCCTCGATGCGCGTTTTATCATCCGGATGCGCCGCGCGCCAGTCCGCGCGCAGCGTTTCCGAGCAATCCGCCTTGCTGCTTAGCTCGCAGTCTGCCGCAAGCGGAGAGTAGATGATGGGATTCCCCTCCGCGTTTTTTGCCGTCACGCTGTCCGCCGTGTAGTTCTGCACATTTTCGATGGTCAGTATGGGAACTTCCGTCCCGATCCGATATAGATAAAGTGTCATTATCCATCCCTCCTTAGATCAGCGTGCCGTTATAATTTGCGATGATACCGCCGCTGTGGTCATTTGTCGCCGCGCCTAATGTATCCGGCGTGTTCTCTCCTAACAAAATGGTACCTCCGCGAGAAACATATGCTCCGATCGCATTGTTGGCGTAAGTAACAGCAGAATTGTTGAACACAACCACTCTGCCATTCGCAACCGACTGAACCGCTGTATTGCAATCGCTGATCGGACAGTCCACTACGCAGATCGAGGAAGAAACGTAACCCTCCACACCGACACATGCACCATTCCCAACGAAAGAACAGTTCTGCATCCAAAGATGGCGATTAACCATAGCATATAGCAGACTGTTTTGATACAGTCCGGTCGCCGGTGCATGAAAAGCCATATCGAACAGATTCATGCCGACCGAACAGCGATTGATACACATGGTTCCTGTCAGCGTACAACCGTCCATTCCAGTTATCGTTAGATGACCGCTTCCATAGAACCCATAAACCGTGATATTTCCCGTCCAGCTTCCGGTGACCTTGATCGTGAGTTCTTCGGTCAGCAGCTTCGGCAGACTGTCAAGGTAGCTCTGCAATGCCGAAAGCTCGATCTCCACCGTGCGGCTCGGTACGCTCACCGCCAACACCTTGCCGCGCGTAGGTGCAAGGTCCTCGTCGGTAAGCAGTCCCGCAGGGGAGCAGGTAACCGTCACACCGTCCGCGCCCACGCTCTCATGCAGATAAAAGCGGTATACGCTTTCGCCGCCCGATGAGACCGTCCTCGTCTCGTCAAGACGGAACACCTGATAAAGAATTTCCCCCTCATCGGGGTCTGAGGCGTACACGCCCAGTTCGGTAAGCACATAGGACGCAGAGGCGTCCGTCTCCGACAGTGTTACAGGAAGCGTCGCAGTCTGACCGCTGACCTCCGCCGTTCCAACGGTCAGGGTCTGTTTTTCCTCCGCAAGGGCCAAAGCGTTTGCCGCCGTTGTACCGCCGCCCGCTGTGACCTTAGTCACGGTCAGCTTTGTCCCGGCGGAGACCTTTGCCGCTAAGACAAGCCCCTTTTCCGTATAGTAGCCCTGTAAATTCAACCTGCTTTCCTCCTTATCGAATGCGCCGGATGCCGCGCTTGGGGCGCTGGGGCGCTGGGGCGGTCATCGTGGGCGTCTGTTCGGGCAGCCGCTTTTTGATGTCCTCTGCCAGGCTTTCCTGATATGCCGCGCAGAAATTCTGCACACGCCTGTCCGTGTCCGCGTCATCTGTGCCGATGAGCAGCGCGGCGAAGCCAACGCTCACGCCCGCCGTGGTGAGTGCCGCTCGCGCGCGTTCCGCCTGTTCACGGCTGTGTTTTTCGGCGCGCAGCGCCTCCAATTCCTTCTTTTCCTCGTCCGTCATATCTTTCTCCTTTTCATTCGTTGATTTGACTGCCTTCCGCTGCCTTGCGGCGCAGCTCCTCCTGCACGTCCGTTACCCATGGCAGATTTTCCAAAATCGTCTGCGCGGACAGAACTGGGGAGAGTGAGAGCAGCGTTTCGGCAAGGGCTGTGTTATCCTGCGGCAGGTTTTTATAAAACGCCGCCGTGCCGCCCGTGAGGTCGATGTTCCGTCCCATGAGCCGCTCACCCGCCGTCAGCACGGCGAGCAGGCCGCGCAGGCCATCTGTAAAGGTGCGCTCCTTTGCAGCTCGCACCTGCTCAATACCCCAGAGCTTGTATTGCAGCGCCACACCGGAGCTGTTGCCCGCAAAATGCTCGTCGCACAGATCCGGCGTCATGGACAGCTGCAAAATGCTGCGGCGCAGGTTCGTTTCCAGTTGCCCGAGCGCCTCATGGTTGAGGTTTTTCACCACGAACTCCGCACGGCCGCCCTCGCTGAGGGAGAGAATGCGGGTGCGGTTGGCGTTATCGATGTCCTTCTGTGTCGTACCCTGCATTCCATAGAGCGCCAAAAAGGCATTGGCGACCGACTGCATGTCGTCCAGCGCGCCGGAGAGCAGCACATTGTACGCATCCACCAGTCCCGTCACCATCTCGAAGTCGCCCACACCCTGACAGTTGTTGTAGAAGGGCAGCAGGGGAATGGTGTGCAGCAGATTTTCCTCCGCTGTGCCGAGCGTCACGCCGGTTCCGTCCCACACAAACGGGATGAGCCGTTCGGCCGTGTACAGCACGCCGCGCGTTTCGCCCTTACCGCCCGCAAACAGCCTCACGGCAGCGAGCAGGGGGGCGCCCGCGTCACCGGAGCGAATGGCAAAGCAGTCGCAGGGGTCGCAGCGGCAGACCCGCACGCCGCTGCGCTCCGCCCACACGAGTGCAAAGCCTGCGCCGCAAATACTCAGGTCGCGCCCGAGGTCAAAGTAGAGATGCGGCAGAGCCAGCTCGCGGCTCAGCGCCGTGTAGCGCTCGCCCGTCGTAGCCTCGCCGTAGGCGAGGGCAGGAGGGATGCCGAGAAAGTATCCCGTGTGTACCTCCGTGATGTAGCGTGGGAACGGCGCGCGCAGCAGATTGTTGGGACGGCCCCGCACGGCTTCGCCCTTGTTCACCGGCTGCTCGCCACGGTAGTA